CCTCTACGCGAGTTCCTGTCGGGTTTTGACCCGTTTTCGGAGTGAACTTCATGGGTTCCCGAGGTCCAGTCCCTGACCCAACAAGCCAGCGCTCCTCGGACCGTCGGAACACCCTGCGCGCGCCGCGGCGATCAGAGCCAGTTGCTGTCCGAATGCCGCACGGACTCGCGGATAACAAACCAGCTGCTGCCATGTGGAAGCGTCTGGCACCGTCACTGATCGACGCTGGACGGCTGACGCCAGATCAGGCCGACGCATTCGCGCTCGTCTGCCGGCTCCACGCCGAGATGGAGCAGCTCGACGCCAGGCTGGCTCGCGAGGGCTTTGTCCTCGAGACTGTCCGCGGACCCGTCGCAAACCCTGTCGCCAGGATGGCACGAGCCGCCAGGAACGACTGGGTGAGCCTCGCGCGAGACTTCGGCCTGACAGCGGCATCGTCGGCAAGACTCCCGGAGGTCGAGGATGAAGACGAGGAAGACCCGCTCGCCGAGTTCGGCTGACGCCTACTCGGCGACGCCGGATTCCCTGTTCGTCGACCCGACTTCGAGGCCCGAGTACGTTCCAGGATTCCAGTGGAACGCCGACGAGGCCGACAAGCCGCGGCGGTTCATCGAGAAGTGCTGCCGCCACCGGGCGGAGGGCGGCGAGATCGTCCGGGTCTCGCCGATCCCGTGGTTCCGGGACCGCGTGCTCTTCCCGCTCTTCGGGTGGCGACGGCCGAACGGCCGGCTCCGGTTCCGGCGGTTCAGCGTCTTCGTTCCGAAGAAGAACCGGAAGACGACGAGCTGCTCGCAGATCGTCCAGTTCGCCAACGTCGTCGCCGGGATGGACGTCTTTCTCGCGGCGAACGTCAAGGACCAGGCCCGGACGATGTGGCGGATGGTGCGGGACTCGATCCAGGCCTCGCCGATCCTGGAGCCGGTGTTCGACGTCGTCGACCACAAGTACCTGATCCGAAACAAGCGGAACGGGAAGGAGATCCGCTGCCTGTCCGCCGACGCGAAAGTCTCGGAGGGCATCAACGGCCTGGTGCTGCTCGACGAGATCCACAGCTTCAAGAAGCCGGACCTCGTCGATACGATCATGTACGCCACGCGCGGCATCCCCAACGCGATCATCGGCTCGATCTCCACGGCCGGCGACAACCGGAACGGGATCGGCTGGGAGTGGTGGGAGGCGACCGAGCTGGTCCTGAAAGACCCGAGCGTGAACCCGAGCCTCCTGGGCGTGATCTTCGCGGCCGACCCCGAGGCCGACGATCCGCACGACCCGGCTACCTGGGCCAAGGCGAATCCGGGCCTCGGCGAAGCGTTCACGGAGGACGAGTTCCGGTCGGACTACGAAGACTCGCTCACGCATCCGCGCAAGTTCTCGAAGTGGCTGCGGTACTCGCTCAACGTGTGGACCGCCCCCGACAACCGGGCTTTCCCGGGCGAGCACTTCGCGAACTGCCGCAAGCCGCGGCCCGATCTGACCGGGCTCACCTGCGTCTGCGGGATCGACGTCGCCTCGAACATCGACATGACGGCGGCTTGTTTCCTGTTCAAGCTGGCCGACGGATCCTACTACGCTGTCATGCGCTACTGGGTTCCGGAGGAGACCGTCCGCGAGCGCGAGACGAAGGACAACATCCCCTACTCGACATGGGCTCGCGAGGGCTGGCTGACGGTCACGCCTGGGGCGAGACTCAACCACAAGGTCGTCGCCCGCGACATCGCTGAGTTCGACCGCCAGAACAAGATCGCCCTCGTGTGTGCCGACCCGTGGCAGATCGGGCCGATCGCGTCGATGCTTGAAGAAGAGTCGATCGACCTGAAGGCGGTCCGTCCCAGTACGACCGTGATGAACGCCCCGTCGAAGATGCTCGAGGGCGAGGTGGTCGAGGGGAAGTTCGGCTACGAATCGCCGATCCTGCTGTTCAACGCGAATAACCTCGTGTGGTTCGAGGACTCAACGGGGATGGTGAAGCCCGACAAGGAGAAGTCGCCGGAAAAGATCGACGGCATCGTGGCGGCGGTCAACGCGTTCGCGGCCGCCATGGAGAAGGACGCCGAATTGTCGGAGCGGCCGGCAGACGGTCCACTCCTACAGCCCCTCTGGTGACGCGGCTATAGGGCAAATCGGTGGCCGTTTGGAAGGATGCCGCGCATGCCACGCGCGAAGTCCACGGCCCCCAGGCGGTCGCCGCAGAAGCAGACGACGAAGCGGCCCGCCTCACGGAGGTCGCCCCGGGCATCCGCACGCGCGGCGATCGGCGAAAGTACGCTTCTCGACCCGTTTGCGTGGGGCGCGGTTTCGGGCCGGCGCGTCCATCCCGAACTGGCCGTCCGGGTGTCGAGCGTCTTCTCCGTCTGCCGGTTCATCGCCCAGTCGATCGGGTGCATGTCGCCCCGGCTGAAGGTGCGGCTGGCCGGCAAGACGCTCGACGCCGTGCAGGGCTTCGGCGACCCGATTTCGAGCGTCTACCGGCAGTGCGTCCACGCTTTGCGGGTGCGGCCGAACCCGTGGCAGAGTCCGTTCGATTTCTGGACCCTGCAAGGCTTCTGGACCGCTCTCCACGGCGGAGGCTTCGCCCGCGTCGTGGCCGGCAGCCGGGGGGCGATGACCCACCTGATCCCGCTCCACCCTCGGCGGATGCGGACGAAACAGCTGGCCGACTACTCGCTCGCCTACGAATGGTTCGACGAGGGCGGGAAGTGGATGCCTCTCCAGCAGGGTGAAGTCCTTCACTTCCGCTGGCTTGGAGACACAGGGATCACGGGCACGCCCCCGACGGACACCCTCGCGACGGCGATCACGATCGCCCGCGAACTCGACGGCGCGGCCCTCACGCTCTGGAAGAAGGGAGCCCGTCCGGACTTCGTCATCGAGACCGACAAGCGGATGGACGACACGACCATGGCCCGCTACCGGTCGGAGTTCCGCGAGATGTACGGCGGGGACAACCGCGGCACGCCGGCGGTCATGATCCCGGGCCACAAGCTCGTGCCCATGCAGTCGAACACGATGGAGCAGAGCCAGTTCCAGCAGCTCCGCGAATCCATCCTGCCCGAGGTGTGCAGCCACTGGGGTGTCCCGGCCTCGCTCGTCGGCGACGCGAAGGCCCAGCGGTACGGCAGCCCCGAGGCCGACAACCTCCAGGCCCAGGTGTGGTGCCTGCTGCCGTGGCAGAAGCGGTTCGAGGGGGCGGTGAACCTCTGGCTCAACGACACCTACGGCGAGAACACGTTCTTCCAGCTCGACAACCGGGCGCTGCTCCGCGGCGATTCGGTTGCCCGGGCGAACCTGTATCGGGCGCTGTTCAGCATGTCGGCGATCACGCCGAACGAGATCCGCGAACTCGAAGACTTCCCGGTGCTCGAAGAGCCGGAGGCCGACAAGACGTTCCTCCAGCTTGGGTTCTCGACGCTCCAGATGGCGGCGAACCAGGCCCAGAAGGGGGCCGCCGGGGCGGTTGCCGATCCTGCCCATGGCGATGCCGCGAGCCAGGGCGAGAGCGTTCCGTCTGCGGGCGGGTTCACCGTCGGGCAACGCGTCTACTGGACCGACGGCGACGGCGTGATCGAGCACCTGATGACGTCCGGGACGCTGGGCACCGAGGGATCGCCGTTCGCGATCGAGGCCACGCCCGACGATCCGGCGGCCCTGATCCGCGTTTACCAGGGCGACCAGCCGACCGAGTTCACGGTCGGCAAACGGGTGGCCGAGCTGTCGGACGCACCACTGACCACGGATTCCACGGGGGGCAACTCATGACCACCATGATCGAGCGTCGCTATCTCCTCACGGCCGACTACCCCGACGCGATCACCGTCCAGAAGCGCGACGGCGAGCCGCCCGTCATCGCCGGGATCTCCCCGCCGTGGGATTCGTTCTCCGTCGACCTCGGCGGCTTCCGCGAGAAGTTCGCGCCCACGGCCTTCGACGGCCTGGTCGACCGCAAGGCGAACGACCCGCGAGGGAAGATCGACGTTCCGTTCCTCACCGATCACCTGTCGCACCTGATTACGGGCCGGACGACGAATGGTCGGCTGGAGATCAGGAAGGGCCTGAAGGGGCTGGAGTACACCCACCGCCCGATCCAAACGACCCACGGCCGCGACCTCGCGATGCTCGTCGAAGATCGCACGATCACCGGCGCGAGTTTCGCCTTCACGTCAGCCCCGGACGGTGAGACGTGGACCGAGGACGAAAAGGGGAACGTGATCCGGACGGTGTTCCGCGCGAGCGGCCTCTACGACATCTCGGCGGTCACCTACCCGGCCTACCCGCAAAGCACGGCCGGGATCCGTTCGCTCCCGCTCTGGAAGAACGCCCGGAGCGCGATGGCCCACCGGGCCGAGTCCCGCGGCCTGACGATCTCGCTCGACTTCGACGGGACGTTCACCGCGGCCCCAGGGCTGTGGCGGTCGTTCGTCGCCGACGCCCAGGCCCGTGGGAACCGCGTCGTGTGCATCACTCGACGCGAAGACACCGAGGAGAACCGGGCCGCCCTGCGGGACGCGTTCGGGGACATCCACGACGAACTAGCCGGCGTGCTGCTCGTCGGGCCGGACCAGCAAAAGCGGTCGGCCGCAGCAGCCGCCGGCCTTTCTGTCGACATCTGGATCGACGACTACCCGGAGGGGATCGCTGAGCGGGCCGCGGCGTCCCCGCGCGGCGTGAAGGTCTCGACGCTTGCGGGCGCCAGGGCCGCCGCGGCGGCCGCGGCCGCCCGGATGCGGATTGCTGTCGGTTCAACGGAGGCCTCACGATGATTTCTGCCGCCCCTGTCGCTGTTGCCGGCAACCTGGACGCCGGTCTGCTGTCGAAGATCCACGCGTTCGTCGAGACGGCAAAATCTGCGGCCGCAGGCGGCCTGACCTGGGCCGAGTTCGGCGACCTCATGCTTGCCCTGTTGCGGCTGGTTATCGCCGGCCTGGACGCCGTCGGCACCATGACAGGAGCTGAGAAAAAGGCGCTCGCCATGGAGGCCGTCTCCAGCCTGTTCGACGCCGTCGCCGACAAGGCCGTTCCGACAGTCGCCTACCCGATCTGGATGATCGCCAGGCCGGCTGTTCGGGCGCTCGTGTTGGCGCTGGCGTCCGGGGCCGTGGAGCAAGTGCTTCCGCTCGTGAGGGCCTGACATGCTCGACAGCGTCCGGCTGCTCGTGGAGTGGGCTCCCCTGCTCGGCTACGGCCGTCGGCTGTCGGCTGCCACCGATGACCGGCAGCGGGCCGAGGTGATCGCCGACGCGATGGAGTGGCTGGCGAGCAAAACCGGCAATCGGCTCGACGACGAACTGGCCCGCCGACTGGCGGCCGTCCTGAAGACCCCGGAGGGTGCGGCCCTGGCCGGGTGGATCGCCGACAAGGCCGCCGACATGGAGAAGACACCGTGAACTACGTGACCCTCGCCCAGATCGTGATTGCCACCGGCCTGGTCGGCTACGGCGTGTTCGCCGGTGTGCAGCAGTTCCGCGTCCGGTTCGGCCGGCGTCGCGAGCGGACTCCGGTTGACGACCTTCGCCTTGTCATCGACCTAGCGGCCCGGCTCCGCGACCAGGGGAAGGCCGAGGCCGTGACCGTCTGCCAGCAGCTCCTCGACGAGCTGCTCAAGCCGGAGGCCACGAGGTCGTGAGGCCGCTTGCCTTCATCGCCGCCGGGCTTCTCCTCCTGACGCTGCCGCGCGTCGAGTGGGGACACGTGGACACGAGCGGGTCCGCCACGGCGGCTGTGTACGTCTACGAGAAGGACGCCGGCGGCGTGCCGCCGTTCGTGTCCGTCGCCGTCAACCGGCTGAACCGTGAGCGGAAGGTGGTCGCGACGCTCTTCGAGGACGACACGACAGACGGCGACGGCGACGTGCCGGAGCAGTATCGCTCCGCCCTGGATGCGGCCCGTAAAGCGGGGCTACCGGCGGTCGTCGCCATCGCGGGCCGGACGGTTATCCGGGTGACGCCAAGGCCCGCCAGCGAAGCGGCGGTGATGGAGGCCGTGCCGTGACGATCGACCCAAAGCTGATCGACGTCTTCCCTGCCGTACACGACGGCTACCCGGCCAGCCTTGCGATCGAGGACACGCCAGACGCCCTGCGCGACGCCTGCGGTTCAGCCTCGAGGGAGTTCCCGAAGGCCCTGTGGATCGAGCCGCGCGAGTGGGTGGACCGCGCACGTGAGAACGACGCGGCCGGGGCATGGGGGATGAACTACATCGACCGGTTCACAAACCAGAACCCGACCCACGAATGCACATGCCACAGTCTCCGGGCCAACGTCGAGGCCGCTCGCAACCGGGCGCGGGGTGTGAACTTCGGCGGGCCGAAGGTGGGATACCGATACCCCGAGTCGCGCGAGTTCGGATCCGTATGGCTGTCGCCGCTCTCGGTATACGCCGAGGCGAATCCGCGGCAGTGGGGAGGAGCGAACGTAAGGGCGGTGCTGGAGATTGCCTGCCGACGCGGGATGCTTCCCGAGACGGTGCAGCCGTTCGACTACCAGTTCCGCCACTCCATGCCGGGCACGGCCGGAAAAGGCGGGTTCAACCAGGCACGCGGGCCGTGGACGCCGGTCTCACGATTCCCGGAGGGCTGGGAGGAAACAGCCAAATGGTTCCGCCCAGACGAGGTGATCTTCCCTGAGAGCTACGAGCAGGCCGTGTGCCTCGTGCTCCACGGCTACGTCGTCAGCGTGGGCCGCAACGGGCACGCGGTGCCGTGGGCACGGTGGATGCCAGACCAGCGGCTTATGGCCTACCCGGACTCCTACGACATCGTGCGGTACGACTCCGAGCGGACGGCCAAGTCCGCATGGCAGGGATCGTTCGCTGTGGCGTCCGTCACTCTCCCCGATGACTGGAGCCGGCCCGCCGGGTGACCATGCGATCCATCCTCCTTGCGCTGCTCCTGGCCGCGACCGCCTCGGCTGCCCCGTGCTCGAACTGCCACGGCGACCGCGTCGTCGGGCCAGGCCCGGTGCGGTTCGCGTGCCCGGTGTGCGATGGTTCCGGCGAGCTGCCAGACCAACCGGCGCCCCCTGCCCAGGCGGCGGCCGCATCCACCGGCCCCCGGCCAGCGGTCTGCCGGGTCGAGTGCGGATCCGGCCCGTCCCGCGACTGCGGGTCTGGCGTGCTCGTGGAGGCCCGTGAGGGCCGGGGAGTTGTCCTGACAGCATGGCACGTCGTTCGTGGCCACAGGGACGCGATCACGATCCGCTGGCCCGACGGCACGAGCGGACCGGCTCGTGTGCTCGCGAGCGACGACGCCTTCGACCTGGCGGCCCTGGCGACACTGGCCCCAGCCGCAGCCCCGGTGCCGATCGCGGCCCGGCCCCCGGCCGTGGGCGACCGGCTGACGCTCGCCGGCTACGGGCCGGCGCCGTTCGTCTACCGCGAGGCGGCAGGCCATGTCACCCAGTTCGTCGGCCCCACGGGCCGGCATCCGGCTCACATGGTCGAGGTCCAGGCTGCGGCCCGGCAGGGGGACTCGGGCGGCCCGATCTTCAACGCCGACGGCGAAGTCGTCGCTGTGCTCTGGGGATCGTCCAAGGGGATGACCGCCGGCAGCCATGTCGCCGAGATCCGAGCACTTCTCACCCAGGCACGCGCCGGCAGCTGCCGAGACGGAAGGTGTGCGAAACGATGACGGACGCGGATTACGTCTGGCATTCCCTGGGTGCATCTCCGATTCGGCGGGCCATGGTCGGCCGCGAGCGGTGCGATGCTGTCGTCGCCACCGCCGTCGAGCAATCGCCACAGGTCAGCGAGATGGCGTTTGCCGGTCGCGACCGTCGTGCCATGCGCGAGCGATGGGAACAGCGCGTCCGGCTGGTCTACCGCGACCGATGTGGCTTCGCGCTCACGACCATGCTGTTGTGGTGGGCCATCGGGGCGATCGTGGAAGCGCTGGTCAGGAAGTGGTGGGAGGAGCATACGTGAACACGGAAACCATCGAGATCGGTCTTCGCACCGCCCGCGAGTTCGGCGTTCCGTTCGTCGTGCTGGCGGTGCTGTTGTGGCTGCTCCGCGAGGCGGCTCACGCTCTACACAGGACGGTCGTTGTCCCGGTCGTCGACGCCCACTCGACGTTTCTGAAGCAGACAACGGCCACGCTCGACGGCCTCGGTCGCACCCAGGAGCGGCAGGCGGAGACGTTGGCCGAACTGGCAGCAGGACAGCGCGAGATTCACGCTGCCATCGCCGGCAAGGTCGCGGTCCGCTGAGATTTTTTTCCGACGGCCTATAGGGCAAATCGGTGGCCTCTTCGTAGGTTTCCGCGAGCGAGATCGAAACAGACCGCGCACCAACTCCAACCGAGGTAACCATGCCCAGCCCGAAGCTCCGCCTCCTGACCGACGAGAGTGTCGCGGTCGAAAACGAGATCAACGCCCTTCGCTCGCTTGAGCCCAAGGACGACGCCGATCGTGAGAGCATCGAGGGCCGGCTGAAGTCCGCCCAGGAGCGGGCCGCCAAGATCGCGTCCGAGGCCAAGCGCGAGCACGAGCTCGACGCTGCCATCGCGTCGATGCAGGGCATCCGCAGCGCGGACAAGTCCCGCGAGGACGTCGAGCGGCAGTTCCGCGACGACGAGAAGGCTGAAGCCACGCCCGACATCCGGGCCGGCGTGCGGGCGTTCCGATCCGTGAAGGTCGCCGAGGCCGTCGGTCGCCATCTGTGCGGCCTGGCCGGCGTCAGCAATCGGGCCATGGGCGAGACGGTCGACGGCTACGGCGATGACTTCGTCGTGACCGAGCTCTACTCCGCGATCGTCAACCGGCTGCAATACCAGTCGGTGGCGATGCAGCTTGCCTCGATCTTCCGGCCCCGCGGCCAGAAGATCACGCTGCCCAAGTCGGGCGACGTCACGTTCGGCTTCGCGGCCGAGAACGTGGCGTTCACCGACCAGGACATCACGACGAGCGGTTCCGACCTGACCCTCTACGAGGGTGGTGCCTCGATCCCCGTGTCGCGGTCCCTCATCGAGGATTCGCCGATCGACGTCGCGGGCCTGATCGTGGACCGGTGCTCCTACGGTCTGTCCCGGTGGATGGACAATGTGGTTTTCGGCGGCAACACGGCAAACCCGGCGATCACCGGCCTCGCGGCCTCGGTGGCGGCTGGCAATACCGTGACTGTGGCAGCCAACGCTTCCACGACGGCCGCCAACCTCGCCGACGTCGTCGGCAAGGTGGACGAGTCCATCATGGGCACGGGCGCGTGGGTGTGCTCGAAGGCCGGCTACGTGGATCTCATGAAGATCTGGGCGGCCCAGCAGACCACCCAGGTGGTCGGCGGTGGCCGCGTGGTGCCGACCCTGTTCGGTGCCCCGGTCTACATCGTCAAGGGCCTGCCCTCGACGACGCTGGCCCTGTTCGGCGACTTCGGTATGTCGACCGCGGTCGGCCTGAAGGACACCGGGCTGGAGATCAGCGTGGCCCGCGAGCTGCTCGTCCGCAGCCGGCAGTACCTGTACGTGGCCTCGACGCGGCTCGGCGTGAGCAATCACGGCCCCGAGTTCGTCGGTCGCCTCGCCAAGGCCTGACCTGATCAATGTGAATGATTCCGGCGGGGGCTGGTTACGCATCGCCAGCCCCCGCCGGGCCGCACGGAGGCCCGAGTGGCCGAACTGGTCCCAGTCCGCCTGACATCCGAGTTCCGCGGCCATCCGGCCGGGGCTGTCATTCAGGCGACTCCAGGGCTGGCTGGCTTCCTGACCTCCACGGGCCGGGCCACGCCGGCCCCCGAGGCCGCGGCGGCGAGCCGGTCCGACAAGTTGATTGAGCGGGCAGTTGTGAGGGGAGCCGGATCGTGATCGTCGCACCTCCCGACAACATCGCCGTCGTCGTCGCGCCGGTCGTCGAGCCGGTGTCGCTCTCCGATGCGAAGGCCCAGATCGGCCTCCTCCCCGAACAGGACGAGCACAATTTCATGCTCGCCCAGAAGATCTCCACGGCCCGCCGGCTGATCGAGCAGCGGCTGGGGATCACGATGGTGGCCACGAAACTCCGCGGCGTGTGGAGGGAGTGCCCTCGGGTGGTGCCCCTTCCGGCCCCGCCGCTCCTGGTCGATGCCGATCATCCCGTCGCTGTGACAGTAGACGGCGAGGCCGTTCCGTCCGGCGAGCTCGAGGTCGATGCCGACGTTCGCCCTGGCGAGATCACGTTCGTTGCCCAGCGGGCCGGCAAGCTGATCGTCGAGTGGTGGGCAGGCAAGCCCGCTGGGTTCATTCTGTGCCCGCTGCTCCACTCGGCGATCCTCATGTACGTCGACCATGCCTTCCGGAACCGGGGCGTGCTCGCGGACGACCGGACGGTGGTCCTACCCGTAGGCTTCGACGATCTGCTTGCGGCCTCCTCCTGGTCGGGGAGGTACTGACGCATGATCGCCACTGGCCGCCTCACGCATCGGTTCGAGCTTCAGCGTCCCGTCCAGACCCGGAACGCGTCGGGCGAAAGCATCACGACCTGGTCCAAGGTCCAGTCGTTCCTGGGATCCTACGACCAGGAGACCTACAGCCAGGCCCAGCGGCGCGGCCAGATCGGCGGCAACCGCCAGGCGACCGTCATCTGCCGGGAGTTCGAGGGCGTCGACGCGTCGATGCAGTTGGTCTGCCTCTCGCGCGGCGGTGACGTGATGAAGATCTCCAGCGTGGTCGAGCAGGACGGCGATCTTGTCATCACCGTCGAGGAGGCCGTCGCATGATCTCGCTCGGCTGGTCAGGAAACCCGAACGCCCAGATTGCGGCCCTCATCTCGCGGTACGCCGAGCTTCCTCGGCACATCGCCAAGAAGCACCTCCAGGCTGCGATGAAACGGTGCATGAAGGACGGAGTGCCGGCGCTGAAAAGCATCACGCCGAAGGGCGTCACGCGAACCGTCCGGGCAGCGCTCAAGCGCGGCGCCGGCGGACGGTTTGTCGAGGGCAGTGGCAAGAAGAGCCGCGTCCGAGGCGGTTCCCTGCGTCGTGCCGTAACGACAAAAGCCAAGTACATCGGCCGCAACAAGGACGGCGTCGTGTACGGCGCTGTCGGCTACAAGGCCGGCTTCGAGAGCCGCAAGGCTCTGTGGCTGGAGTTCGGGACCAGTCGCGGCATTGAGCCCAGAAAGATCATGGATCGGTTCCGCAGGCAGTACGGCGGCCCGGCCGCGGCAAAGCTCGCAAAGGAAATGCGGGCTGCACTGGAGAAGGCCGCGAGCGAGATGGCGTCGGGCAAGAACCCCGCCCGGAACTACGGGAGGTAAACATGCCCGCACCACACAACTGGCTTCGAGCGGCAATCGAGTCTGCGACCATCTGCTCGGCGTGGCCCGTCGGTATGACCGGAGTCGGTGAGCCTCCCTACGTCATCTATACCCGCGAGCAGACGGTTCGCGAGCAGCTGCTGGACGATGCGTTCAGCGACACGCCTGATCCGGATGCGATGCCTCCGGTCGCAAGATACACAGTCGTCGTCTATGCCGACTCATACGTTCAGGCGTGGGACATCGCCGGAGCAATCTCGGCGGCGATCCATCGGTTTGCCGGCGGCCCGGATGTGGCCCACGGCGAGACGATTCATCAGTGCCTCGTCGTCGACGAGCGGGACGGCGACGCCGGCTACCTCGAAGGCCGCGAACAGCCCACATACACGGTCGAGCAAGACGTCGAAATCCGTTTTTCCTAGGAGGTCATCATGCCGGATCCATCCCCCACGTTCGTCACCAGCCAGGGAACCACGTTCACCTTCAAGGGGAACACATACAAGTGCATCGACATCGGACGCGAAGGCTCGGCCCCGGCGCGCGAGCGCGTCGACATGACGACGCTCGATGTCGCTCATGGCGGCGAGGCCGTGATGCTCCTGTCGCCGATCAAGCCCAAGCGCGACCCGAAGAAGTTCACGATCACGTACCGGACGATGTCCGACACGACGGAGATCGAGGAGGGCGCCGAGGGCACGCTCACGACCACTGGCGGCAGCGGGAACTACCGCGTCACGGCCGCCGGGGTGTCGAGGAAGACAGCGGCCTACGTCGAAGGAACCGCCACGTTCGAGGAGCTGATCGCCGGCGAGGTGACCGCGTCTAACCTGACGATCTCCTGACCATGGCGAGCGTTATCTATGCCCGGCTTTCACTCCTCCCACGACACGACCGTCTCGTTCAACGGCGTCGACATCGGCTACCTGACGGCCCACGACTGGGACGTCAAGGCAGGCCAGCTCGTCGAGCGTACGAGCGTGGTGAGCCGTGTCGTGGGGGCTGGGGCGGATGCACGCGTGGTCAAGAGGTACGACTGCACATCGGTGGAGCCGCCGACGCTGTCGTTTTCGTTCTGGGGTCCGCCTTCGTTCGACGCGGACGACGCCGGGATGAAGGGCACGATCGTGTTCGAGACACCGGGGGCGACCATCTCCGGTCCGGCGATCCTGACGTCATTCAGCCACGCCGGGAGGTCCGGGCAGTGGTCTACAGGGGTGGCGACGTTTCAACTGACTGGAGCGCTTGAGTGATATGGCAGACACGCTGACCTTCGATCAACTGCTCGACCTTGCCGCGCGGAAGGGGCCGCTGGAGTTCACGATCAAAGCCCTTGGCGGGCACCGCGTGTTCGTTCGCGACCCGTCCAGCGCAGACGTCGACGAATGGCGGATGTGGTGCCGAAACCACCAGGGCGGCGACAAGCCGATGGCGGCTAAGCTCGTGCAACTCCTGCTCTGCGACTCGCACGGTGATCGGCTCGTTCCGCAGACCGATGAAGCGCTGCAAGATTTGGCGGATTCCAACCCGCGCGCCATCGACGAGATCGCACATTTCTGCCTGCCGCTTGTCAACGAGACAACCGACGAGGCGATGGAGGAGGAAAAAAAAGGCTGAGGGCGGACCAGTGGGAACTCTTCACCTACCGGCTCGCCCTCGAGATGGGTGTCTGGGACGTCGAGAAGCTGAAGCGACGGATCACGAAACGGCAGCTGCGGAAGTGGATGGCGTTCTACCTCATCGAGCCTTGGGGCCAGCCGTGGCTGGCTGCCGGGAGGATGACCAGCCTGATCCGTTCTGCACTGACTGGCAAATACGACAGGCACGACGAGGAGCGATTCCTGGTCACATACCAACTCGGTGACGAGTACCGCTCAAAGGTTCCAAAGACCGAAAGCGAATTGGCTGACGAACTGGCGAGCCTTCCGGGGCTCACGAAGAAGGCAAAACCATGTCGGTCATCGGCAAAGTCTCGGCGATCTTCACGGCCAACTCGTCGGGCCTCGTCACGGGCGTGAACCAGGCGGCATCCGCCATGCGCCGCATGGAGGGGTCTACTGCCTCTCTTGCGTCTGGAATGAAGGCTCTCGTTGCGATCCAGGGTGCGCAGCTTTTCGGCTCGATCGCGAGTACGGCCGGAAACTATGTCCGCTCGCTCGTCTCCATGGGTGCTGCCCAGGCAGAGGTCATCGACCAGCAGAGCAAGCTGGCGGCCCGCGTCGGTATGACCTACGGAGAGTTCGCCGGCCTGGCCCTCGCCGGAGACCTGGCAGGCGTCGGCATGGATACGATCGCCAAGGCGGCGACAAAGGCCGACATCGCGTTCGTGAAGGCCCAGCAGGGCTCGAAGACGGCCCAGGCAGCCTTCGCGAGCCTGGGGCTGTCAGTGGACGATCTGGCTGGCATGTCGGCCGCCGAGCGGTTCCAGGCAATCTCCTCGGCGATCGCTGCCCTGCCGACGGAGGCCCAGCGTGCCGCAGCTGCTACGCAGCTCTTCGGGAAGGCCGGGGCGGAACTGCTCCCACTGTTCGCCGGCGGGGCCGAGGGCATAGCCCAAGCGGCCGAGCAGGCCCAGCGGCTCGGGCTCGCCCTTACGACCGCCCAGGGGCAGGACGTCGAGGCGATGAACGACGCGTTCACGCTGGCTTCCAAGGCGATCCAGGGCGTGATCCAGCAAGTGGTCGCCTATTTGGCACCGGCCGTTAAGGCCGTGGCCGACACGTTCACCAACCTCGTCGGATCGATCGGCGGCGCGAACATCGGGCAGGCGATCGGCGACGGAATCCTGGCCGGTGCGCGGTTCCTGGCTGGGATTGGCGATTACATCATCGCGAACTTTTCGTCCGTGTTCTCCTACTTCTCGGATGTCGGAGCCCAATGGGGAACGGTCGCCGATTTTATGAATCGCGCCGCCAATTTCATGTCGGGCGTATTCAACGCGGCTCAGGCAGGGCTGGGAATGGTGGTGCTGGGCTTTGGTGCCGTTGTGGAGGGCATCGCCAGACTGTTGAGCATGGGCGGAAAATTCCTTGGGCTGGACACGACCAAGATTGACCAGACGGTCGCCGGAGTTGCCGCGTTCAACGCTGGGATTTCTGACGGCATCGATCAGAACCTCACCCAGGCCCAGGCCGGATTTGCCGCGGCATTCGCCGAGAACGCCGCCCCGGTAGGCCAAGCCATTTCCGGCCCATTGACGACCGCCCTGGATGCGGCTGTCTCCCAAGCCCAAGCCTCCGCTGCCCAGGTAGAGGAATCCGGGATGGGAGCCGCGAATGCCGTCGGCGATGCGCTTGCCGAGCAAATGGCTGTCGCTGCTGAGCCGCAAGCCATCAAGGGCGTCGACTCTCGGTCCAAGGAAGGCATTGCCGAGATGTTCCGAATGATGCGCACTACTGGCGGTGACGTCCAAGAACAGCAGCTTCAAGTGCTGGAGCGCATTGCCGGCACCCTGGAAGACCAGGAAGTGGATTACCCCTTCGCCATCGACGGAGCGTGACATGGCCTGGGTCGAATACGAGCGAGTTCCAGGCGGCATCTCAGGCAAGTACGGCGAAAGCCTGCGGTTGCCGGAGAAGTGGCGGATTCGCGTGGACTCGCCGGACACACTCAGGAGCGAGATCGTCGGCGGCGTGACTGCAACGATCGGCGTCACGTGGGGCACTGCCCACCCGGAGTTTCCAGCCCTGAAGGCGATGGAGTTCGATCTATCGCCTGCGACCGATGACGGGATGCTGTGGTGGCTGACCGTGCAGTACTACGTCCCGCCTCCTGGGAAGGTCGTTAAGGAAAACGGCATCCCCGAAGACGTCTGGGAACGAAACGGCGGGGCAACAAGCGTCCCGGCGTTCACGGACATGTCCGGAACGACGATAACCAACTCGGCTAAGGATCCGCTGGAGGGCCTGGAAAAAGAGCGCGAGGAGACAAGCTGGTCTCTGACAAAACACTACGAGGATGAGCAAACTCTCGATGCTGACATCGACGCCGCCGCCGGTGCGGTGAATGACGCGTCCTGGGCCGGGCACGACGAGAAGTGCTGGAAATGCTACTTCAAGGGAGCGAAGAAGCAATCCATCTCAAAGCTCGATGGCGATGATGACGGCGGGATGTTGGAGTACATCGAGAGCCGGTGGGAGTTTCGGCTGGACACTGGCACGTGGAGGTCCATGCCCTGGGACGTCGGCTTCATGGAACTGACATCGGGCGGCACGGAACGGAAGGCCATCCTGGGAAGCGACGGAAAGCCTGTAAAGCAGCCAGTCGCGCTAAACGCCAACGGCACGCAAAAGGCCGCTGGTGAGCCGCCAAGCGTCATCAACAACGGCGACGGCGTGGATCTGTATCCGTCTGCGGACTTCCTCACGATCTTCGGTACGCCGGAGCTATTGTGACATGGCCCGGAAAGTCAGTTTTTCAGAGGGCGACGCCAAGCGAATCGCGGCCGCAACCAGAGCCTATGAGCGCGGCAACCGCGACCAGCCTCCGATACGATTTCGTGGCGGCGGATCGGACGACGGCGACCCGATACGGATCGGCAAGACGATTGCGGTCTGGGCTAAAGATACGGTCGCGAACATAGCGCTATACGAGTCTGGAACGCCGCCAAACGAGACCTCTAGCTCCGCCGCGCTCGAAGACTGCGTCAACAAGTTTGCCACCGTTGGCTGCGACAAGTGGGTCGCCGTGGCTCGGGCTGCGAACGGCCGGTGGTACCTGATCGCGGCCGAGTGCGGTGTCGACGAGGGGTCGGGCTGATGGTGCTCTTTCCTGGGTGCGACTGTTGCTCGTGCGCTCCGTGCGTGGAGATATCGGCGACCGGCTTTGACCTTTCGACTAACTGTTATGTCCTCACAGACATAACGCAGGACGCCTCGGCGCTCGGCGACTGGCCTCAGTTCCCGCAGAATTGCGGCAGCCCGTTTGTGTACGACTACCAAACGACCGACAGCGAAGACGTTCCTTATGGGTTCACCGCGCAGCTCTCCATAGCGGCAGGCGGCGCGACGCTGCTTGTGACACTCACAGTCGACGGCGACGAGGTCTGGTCAGCGACCTACGAAAAGCTCGACATCGCTTGCCTCGCGCCGGACAGCGAGGACGAGATAGTGTTCACGTCTGACGACATCACGTCAGAGACTGGCACATCATGCGGCGCTGGACAATTCATCGTCCGGCCGTGCAGGTGCAAGTGTGTGAAGGTCGGGAAATCACTTTCGACCTATGCGATTTACACTGGGGCCTGTGGGTCCATTTGGCGTCTCAACCTAGACGCGGCAGGCATTCCGATTCTACACGCCGGTTATGCCTCGACGTGGGTTTGCATTCAGCCCGGCACATGTGCCGGGCTGGCCGCTGGTGACATAAGATTTGACGGCCCTATCCCGGCCGAGATCAGCGGCCTGCCGCCGAGGCCCGTGTCGCATTGTCGCTGCTTTGATAACAACGGGCCGAACGGCCCAGTCTGCGTATGGGCCGCTGACATTGGAACGGACCACTACGGAAACTCGGTTGCCATTCCATGGCTCGAACACGCCGGTACATGCCCGGAGAACCCACTTCCGTGATTCGTTGTCACCGCCGACACCTTGAAGCAAGATGCCGCCAGCGCGGCTACACGATGGACCAGGTCCGCGCGTGCATCGTCAGGGACGACGGAGATCGCCTGGTCGTTGACGAGACTCACGACGCATATCCGCGCGAGCGTGCGGGACTAGGGGACATGGCCAGGGCATGCCTGTCGGCGATCGGAATTACTGAGGAGCGAGTCAGTCGACTACTTGGACGCCCGTGTAATTGCCCGAAGCGTGTTGCCGTGCTG